GGAAGAATCCAAATCAACTATACAGGGTATATCGACCTAAGGAAGAAGTTCTTCATCCAGACTTCATCGCCAGTCTCGAGGGAAAAACTGTCGTTGATGAGCATCCGGATGGAAACGTAGTTCATGTTGATAATGATCAAGAACTCAACTGTGGACACGTAGAGAAAGTCGGACCAGGTCCTACTATCGATGGAGAAGTTACTCTTAAAGGTGATCTCATCATCAAGAATCCTGATCTGATAGAAAAAGTTCGACCAGAAAGCGATCCAGATAATGAATATGGAACCGCTGTTCGCGACGTAAGTTGCGGCTATGGTCTTCACCTCAAACGTCTCGACGATGGGACGATTGTGATGCATCAGTTACGTGGAAATCACGTAGCTGTAGTAGAAAAAGGCAGGGCTGGTCCGCGGTTTGCCATCAAGGATTCTGCTCCGCCCGAAATCAAAATAATCAAGGAGCCGATTATGTCACTAAGGAAGACGATTATCGGGCGAGGAATCCAAGCACTCTTCGGTGATATCAGCGCAGCAGAAAAGGAAAGCCTCATGGCTGAACTCGATGCTTCTGGTACTACGAGAATTGCAACGGATGCTGAACCCAAGGAAATGCACCCTGCTCACGCTTGCCTGGATCGTTGCCTGTCGGCGATGAAGGCTGGAGATTCTGCAGCTCTTGAAGAACACAAGAAAGAACTCTTCAAGCACATCAGTCATCATGAGCCTGAACACATGGATGATTCTGATGTGGAAAAGCTCAAGGATGAAGAGAAGGAAAAGAAGGAAGAGAAAAAGGCCGGTGATGAGGAACTTGAGCAGGAAGAGAAAACTCCTGCTGAGGAAAAAGAGGAAACTCACGCCACTGACTCTGAAAAAGCCGAGAAAGAGATCAACGATCCTGGTGAATCTGTTCTCAAGGCTGCCAATGACTCTGTTCGTGATTACATTCGAAGCAGTCGTCCTGTGATTGCTGTTATTGCGAATAAGGACAAGAGCAAACGATCTAAGACAGAACAGGTAATGCTTGATAGTTATAACGGCGCTGTTAAAGGCCTTAACTCTCAGGTTGGTCGACGGTCTACCTACTCAACTCTTTCTCGCACAAAGACGCCTGAAGGTATTCCTCCTCTGGCTACCGATTCTTCAGCAGTTACCAAGGCTCCTGAGACTTGCAACTGCTTTGACGGTGTTCCGTACAAAGTCGGTCTCAAGCGTCATGAAACCGCTCATCAGAAGGGAGCTAATTAAAAACTATGCCAGCCTCAGTAATTCCTGTAAAAGGACTATACCTCGGCTTTGTCGGTAACATCAGCAACGAAGGCTACTCTCTTCGCACTGCTCGGCAAGTCAAAATTTCTGACACGAATGCCATCGCTTTCGGTGAAACATTCGTTCTTAACACAGATAACACCTACTCCAGCGTCAAAACTTTTGTTGCTGGAAGCGGCACAGTTACAGCGGCTACTCCAATAGGAATTGCTGTAAGCAACGTAAACATCAATCCTACCTATAATACTCAGGGCACGGATGGTGTGAATACTCCTGGTGGAGTTTATCTGCCTGGAACTATTATGGATGGTCTCGTTCAGGGAACTATCAACGTTAGCTGCAACAATGGTACTCCTACGGCTGGCGGAAATGTCTATATCCGTACAGTTCTTAACGGAGCTATTCCAGCTGGAGTTGTTGGCGGACTCGAAGCTCAGGCGGACGGCTCTAACAGCGTTCTCTACCCGAACTTTAAGTGGAAAACTGGTTTTCTCGAGACGGATCTTACGGCTCAGGTAACTATTCTCCAGCGCACTATTGCCTAATCGGCGGAAAGGTAAGAAATGAATCCCAGAGAATATCAACAGAGTCTAAACGCTCTGCGTAGTGGGAAGGTACTTTCCGATGCCGCAGCGGCAGCAACCGGTCAGACCTTCTTGATGGCGGAACTCGCCAAGCTCGATCCAGTGGTTCGTCTTCCACTGGAAAATTACACCTATCTTCGCGATATTCCTATCGATCGCGGTGGTGGGTGGATCATGAATCACATCGCCCACAACGTTGATTTTCGTGGACCTGCTGACGACTCAGCTGGTTCTCAGACCAACGATTCGCGCGTGATCGAGTACAACGTCAACCAGGACACCTGGCCGGTATTCCCCTACCAGGTTCGCATCCGTATTCCCATTGTGGAATCCCTCCGGATGGCTCAGGTAGGACGTTCTCCTCAGGACTTGCTCGATAAAGGCGTTCGCGTCGATTATAGCAAGACTCTCGATCGCCGTACGTACGCGGGATTTGCTGGACAGTACGGGTTGGTTAACAACCCAGAACTGACACAGACGTCCTTGCCTTCAACAGGAACAGGTAACACCACGACATGGAGTACAAAGACCGCCACTCAGATTCTTGGTGACTTTAACTTCATGGCTGAGACTAACTGGCTTGCCAGTGGTTCAGCTCCTGGTGCTATGCCGGATCGCTTCTTGATTCCTCCGGCACAGTACATCCAGATCACTCAGCCAATGGCAGTTGTTGGTGGACCTTCTGGTTACGCCTCCATTCAGGACTATGTCAAGAAGAACTATCTTGGCTCGGCCTTTGGAATCGAACCGGAAATCTACCCTCTGCCTGAATGGCTCGATGGTCAAGGTACTGGAGCTACGCAGGAAATTATCGCGTACAAGTATGACAAAGACTGCTTGAGCTTGGGTATTCCCCAGGAAATCACGCGGTTCGGTGCTCCTCCGTCGATCGTATCTGGTTGCTTCGAGTTCCTGTATCTTGCGAACATCGGTGTAGTCAAGATCAATCGGCCTACGACTGTAGGTCTCTTCTACGGTGCATAACGTAGTAGTGTGCAACCTGAGTATGGGTGTCATATCATACTCAGGTTGCACATCAATCTATAGATTGGAGATATGACGCTGTGAAAATCCTTGCCCATAAGAATCTCAACTTGCACTCAGCTTCTTCAAAAGGAAGACTGATTCATATTGCAAATAAACAAGTAAAGATTGTTCCGGATGATGTTGCAGACCATCCTGCTTTCGATCTTCTTCGCGATGACGGTTCTATCATCGTCATTAAAGAAGATAAAACTGACGATATTCCAGAAGAAATCAAAGAACCGGTTGATGCCGCAGATCATATCGAAGAAACTCATATCTCCGGTTCTCCTCTACATTTAGTTGAGGCAAAACTCGCGGCTAAAGAAGCTGAGAAAGAAAATGATGTCTCTAAAGATGAAGATTCTGATGAGTCGAAATCCGATGAATCAAAGAAGTCTGATGAAGAATCTGATTCTGACGATGAAGAAGCATACGAAGAGTCGTAGTAAGTAAAATAATTTAAAAGAGGTAACTAAATGTGCTCTCCTGGTTTTCCTGATATCGTCGGCTTTTATAGTATGCTGTATGGTACAGCTGGAGTTGACTGGCAGACTTCAGGAGGATGGCCATTTTGTGGAGCATCTGGACTAGTATTCTCAGGAAATCCTACATATGCAGTGACTGACTTCTTGGGAATGTATCCTAAATTTGGTGGACCTTTGACCAGTATAAGCGGCCTTGTTGTGACTATTGGTTCACCAACTATCACTGGTTTTACTAGCCTTAACGGAATTGTGAAAGGTCAGTTAATTTCGAGCTCATCATTTCCTGAAGATACATTCGTGCAATCACTCGGAACTAACTCGATTACAGTAACTCAAAACGCGACCGCTACTGATACAGGTATCGGAATATATGAAGCTCCACCGATGCCTATTGGCGTAATAGGTATGTTTACTTTACTCGCAAGTGCTTGTGTTATGTGGGGAAGATACAACGATACGTGGTACTTCATGATGTCTTTGTTTATTGCTCATTACTGCACTTTGTACATGAGAACAGAAACTACCTCTCCTAATGAGACTTCATCTCAAGTAGCTTCTTCTGGACTTACTAAGGGAATTCTAATACATAGAGCGGCTGGTGATGTTAGTGCTACTTCTCAGTTAATTGCAGGATATGAGCAATGGGGAGCTTGGGCTGAAACTCAGTATGGTGAACAGTTTATAACCATAGGAAGAGCTGTTAACTGTGGTCCAGTATGGGTGCCGTAATGAGAAAAAATCTCGATCTGGACGAACCCAATAATAGCTGGACTGACCGAGAAATTATGGTTTGGGCAGTAAAGAATGGAATAACAGATGAAGCCCACAGTATCTGTAAAGAAAACCAGTCAGTCGGCAAAATTTCTGGCCAATCTAAAAGGCCTCACTAAAAAAGCAGTTTACGTAGGTATTCCTACTACTTCAACTAATGATCGAATATATCAACTTTTAGATATGAGTAATAAGTTGAATAGGACTAATACTAGAAGCAAAAACAAGAAGAAGAAACTTATCACAGCTATTGTAAAAACCGCAGCAAATCAGGTGAATAACGCAGAACTTCTATATATCTTCAGTAAAGGTTCTCCAGCTAACAATCAACCTCCTAGACCAGTCATTGAACCCGCTATTGTAGCTCAAGGTAACAAAGAAGCAATATCTTTTGAATTAGGTCAAGCTACTAAAGCTCAACTATCTGGAGATTTTCCTGAAGTTAAACGCAGATTGAAGAGAACTGGTATGGCTGGTCAGAATGCCTCTCGTAAGTGGTTTACTGATAGTCGAAATAACTGGGCACCTAATGCCCCAAGAACTATCGTGGAAAAAGGTTCTGACGTTCCTGGTATAGATACTGCCGCTATGAGAAGAGCCATTACCTACGTAGTAAAGGATGACACGCCATGAGTGAAGTAAGTGACCTTTCTGCGGTTGTAGATGATGGGGTTCTATCAGAATCTTATTCTATTTTACGTCAGACAGGTCACTTTGGCTCAGGTGGTTGGATTATAGATTCTGCCACTACTCTTAATGGATGGGGAGTAGTTTCTGTAGCCAATGAAGAAGACCTCTTGATGATTCCAGAAGGTGATCGAGTTACAGGAATAATGGTATTTCACTCAGTCAATAGAATATATGAAACTCAATTAGATAGTAGTTTTGGGACCGGTGGGTACGGTCAAGGATCGTACGGTGGTCCTTCTCCTGCTAGTCTTCAGAAATTTAGTGATATCATGACTTGGAATTATCAACAGTGGAGAGTTCTTGCTGTTGGGCCTTATCCTAATAGGACATTTTGGAGAGCATTAGCAGTTAGAATGGCTGGTGTCTAATGTCAACTATAACCTATCCTGACGGTTCACAGTTAACTTCTACTGCTTTAACTGACTCAGAAATACAAACTCTGATGCAGACTATATCTGCACAAATGCTTGGGATTGTGATTTCTCCAGTTTCTTTTGAGATTACTCTCACAGAGAATGAGTTTGTATGCCCAGTTAATAGTTTACTGAACTTATATTCAGGAGAAACTATAACAGGAACTGGAATACCTCCAGACACTATTATATCTGGAATAAATCCTGAGAATAGTACTATAGTACTTAGTAATCCGGCTATAGTTACTGCGGTTAGTCAAGCTTCTGCTATTGATCCAAATGCTTACTTTAAGGTAAGAATCGGGTGGCAAATCGAAGGACAACCGGGTCCACCCATTGATCAGGATACTGTTACTATATCAGCAGTTACTCTAGATACTGACTACTCTAGAATGCACGACATTGTCGGTTCTGAATCTATGGATGGGACACAGAGCATTCAGACTGATGTATATACTAGAGCGTGGAAGATAAACTGGACATTCTACGGACCTAACTCAGTCGATCATGCCAGAGCAATTAGATCAGCTCTAGTTACTATTCAATTTGTTGCTGATTTTCTATCTACTTCTAATCTGTATGTGAATCCAGACATAGAGGTACCCAAAAGATTCCCTGAGAGTTTCCAGGGAAGATGGTGGGAAAGAGCAGATTTAGAAGTTCAGTTTAATGAACAAATCACTGAAACCTTTACTGTAGGGACCGTTCAGTCTGTCGAAGTTAAGATGTACACTAAAGACGGGCTACAATCTGATTTCACAGTTACAACGCCATAAGGAGTTTAAGATATGGGATCATCTACTTTGCCGCTGTCTATTATCGCCGACGTAACTGTAGTGACATCTTCACCTCAGGTAGCGGCTCCGACCTTTAATATAGGTTT